TAATGGTGTACTGTGTGATAACATTCTTAATTTAGATGGATTAATTAAAGTATCAACTGAACCTACAAACTCACACTCAAACTCGGTAGTAAATTGAGCCTCACTTGTATTACGTATTGTTTCTTGTTTCCATTTTTCATCTCGTCCTGGAACCTCTGACCAATGCACTTCAATAGGTACATAATCGTTTCTTTTATGTATTGAATCATTCCATAGTTTATAAAACATATTCATTCCATGAGGTGTAGATACAATCATAACTTTAGATTTTTTACCAGATGAAATTGTAGGATAAACTGAACTAAAAAATTGTTCAGATATATTATTAGGTATGAACGCAAACTCGTCAAGGAAGATTATATTAAATGAACCACCTCGAATAGCAGATGATGATGTTGCAGCTGCAAGTATCTTTGATCCGTTTTCTAATTCAAGTGAACCTTTGTTCCAGTTTAATACACCTTGTTGTAACCATTTAGGTAAATTCTCATATGCTAATTGAAGTCTACCTAATAAATCTCTAGCAGTAGAACTTTTGTTTGCAAGTATGGCCACATTGATATTGTCATTAAAGATTACTTGATGTAATAGATATGCAATAATGGTTGTTGATTTACCAGACTGTCTTGGTAGTTTACAAATAGAAAATCTATTATTATGAAACGTATTGACCATACGTTTTTGAAAATCGTACATATTGAACGATACTAATCCTTCATCTATGTTTACAATTTTAGTATATTGTGAAATAAAGTGTATAGGGTCATCCATACACTTTGCAATCTCTCTTATTTGTTCTTCAGTATATTCTTGTTTGAGATTTGCTTTGTAAAGATTTGGGTTACCTAAATATGCTTCACTCATCATTTACCTTTTTAAAATCTTTGTCTTCGTCACTTTGAACTTGTGTATTTTTATTTTTTAAAAGTTTATGTAACTCAGCTGATGAACCTACAAACAATGCTTGTTTTATATTTGTATTATTAGTTTTGTTAGGAACATCCTTAAGGGTTTTAAGTTTACCTTGTAAGTCTTGTAACTTATCAACTGTATCAGCAACTTGTTTAATAAGATTACCTGCAACTTCATAGGCTCGAGGGTGTTGACTTTCGTTTGCAATATCTAATATACCTTGTATTGCGTCTTGGCCTCTTTCAATAAGATTATAGTAATTTTCTCTACTATATTTGTAATCGTTATCTATATCTTCCTTATTTTTGTCTTCTATTCTTGGAACAGGTGGAGTAAATTCTTTTTTGATTATTTGTTTTGTAGCAGGCTTTTGTTCAGTAGAGATACCAAGAGCCTCATTTATTTTGTCGTCTATACTCATAATTATTCATCACCATCACTTGTTGGGTTATAATTTTTAGAATCAGTAAAGGTACTTATAGTTGTAGTAAATCCAAAATCATCATTTGCATCAGCACTTGTTGGATTAGGAATAACAACTATTCTTTCTTCTCTTTTACTTGTTGTATCTGTATCACTATATAAATCAGACTGTACTTCTTTAATAACTTTACCAGAGTAAATAGGACCATACAAATAAGTTTTTGCTGTAAAACTTAAAGTATAGTTAACAGCTCGTCTTGTTGTAAATGAACCATCATATGTATCAGAATAATTTACACTATTTAAAGTTATAGGAACATCTCTTTTAATTCCCATTTCAGGAATAGCATTTATTGTAACTGTGTAATCAGGTTGAAAATATGGCAATATTTGTTCTATAATTTGTAAACCACCTTCAGCAGTTGCTGTAAATGAATATAAGTTAAAAGATATATTATAAGGTACAGGATTATACTGATAATACATTTTAGAAGCATCTGACGTATTAACATTTTTAAATTTGCCAATCCTTTGTAATTTACGACTTGCGTCATAAGATATTCCAGATATTTCAAAACCCATACGAGGTAAAGTAACAGAAAATTCTTTTTGTGTTAAGTCTGGTTGTTGTTCTAATCTTACTAAAAACTTTTCTTTAGGAGAATATGCTAAAGGTACTTTTATTTTTTGTACAACATCACCATCACTATTTGTTCTATGAATGATTATATTGTTAAATATTGTACCAAATGCAACGACAACTTTTCTTAATGACTCGTGGTAAAATCTTCTTCCAAACATTATAAACTTTCCTCATCTACTTCACCAAAAGGATTTCTTTCAGTAAAATCTAATATATCATCTGCTGTCGATACAGTTCCAAAACCAGCATCTGATTCATATGTATCATTATCAGCGTAATCTCTTGTTTGAGCAGCCAAATTAAATGTATCGTTTTCTAATATTAGATAATCAATATTACCTAAGGTTGTGTCTGTAGATTCTAATAACATTTTACTACCATCTTCTAATTCTAATTGATTTTGTAATAGATCAATAGATAAATTAGTTTCTGCTTCTTTCAATTGAGGTATAGTGCCATCAATTTGTTCTGAGCTGTACTCAAATTTTGTAGCACGTAATTTATAAACTGGCAGATTGCCTAATTGAAAGAAAGGTTCCTGATCTTCAACAAATTGTATTTCAAAGAAAGAATTAAATAAAGGTACGTATATTAAATCACCTTCGTTAGGTCTACCGTCTTTAATTAATGTTGCTGTATTATCTACTTGATTTTGCCATCTTCGTTTTGCTATAACAAATGTTGTGTCATCTCTTATTTCTAAACCAAACTTGTTAATTAATTCTTGTTCTCCTTGGAATCCTTCAGTTGTTTCTATATACATTTCTAACATATACGAATCATCAAATTTAGAGAGTACATCCTCTCCTAAGACTAAATCATGGTTAACTAATGTTCTTGGTAAGTAATAACAATCTTGGCCGTAGATTTTAAGACCTTCTATAATTAAATCTTCGTGTAGTCTTTTTTCAGCATCGTTTCCGATACCGTTACCGCCTTGAAAGTAATGATTGACTGGCATGTCATTATCCTATCATATATGTTACAGGCGTTTCGTATGTGCCTCTTATTTCTTCTTCTAGTTTTCTTATATCTTCCTGTGCTTCTGAAAATATTTGTTGTCCGTTAAGTGTAACACCACCTAACATTGCTACACCATTAAATTTTGATAAGTTTGCACCCCATTGTCTTTTAAATAAGGCTGTAACATATCTTTTTAAAAAAATGTCATTATATACATCTGTCATTGTAGTTGGATCTAATTTTCTAAAACATTCAATAACAAGATATTCACCTACAGTTATATCTGTTTTCCAATCCATATCTACATATAATCTATTATTATATTGATTAAATCTAATAGGTTTTTCGCCAACAAGTATGTGATCTAAAAAATCTAAATGTCTTAACACCATATCATAATGAATAATTGATGTTGAAGAAAAATCATATAAATCATTTAATCTTAATTGGTATCTAATATCAAATAAATTTTGATTACCTCTATTTGAAAGTGGAAAAATTCTTGTTACAGCTAATACTGGTTCTGGAACAACAATGTAATTATTTTGTTCAGTCCATGTTGTTGAAACTGAATTTTTTGTAACTGTTTGAGAAGTATCTCCAGATGGAGATTTAATTCTATCTACGTCTGATTGAGTAACCTGATATTTTAAATATGTTCTTTCAACACCATCATAGTGATATTGAGCAAAATATTGCAATGCTTCATCTAATCTATCTTCTAATTGATCATCATCTACATTGATTTCAATTACAGGTTTCCCTAGTGTTCTTAGGGCATACTGTTTTAATTCTTCTCTTGTTGATGGATTTGCCATAGTATTCCTTTATAATTCTATGGTATATTTATAATAGTAACCTATTAAAGAAGATTATACTTTTTTATTATATTTACCTATGTTAAAATCTGACGGTACAGTACCCTTTTTTCCAACAAACTCAAAGTCGTCAAACATTCTACCAAAATACTGAAAATCACCTATATGTGCAACATCTTCAGTAACATATGCCCAACATTTGCCACCTATTTCAGTCCACAATCTACAAAAACCAAAGTCTTCACTAAAGTATTCTTTTGTTTTAGGGTCATGGTAAACATCAAAAAAGTTGTAATTATATGTTTTTATAGTTTTTTGATCTTGCATAAATTCTTTTACTTCTCTTTCTGGATAATGATTAATCATTTTATGAAAGACCTCTCGTTTAACTAATAATGTTCCAGTTGGTGCATGTGTTAATTCTATAAGGCCTTCTGGTGTCATTTCAGATAAGAACCCATCTTTTTTAGTAGGAAACTCAAATCCTGATCTTCTTAAATCATCAGCATTTTTAACTCTTCCTTGACCAACTCTTTTCCATGCTTTTTCCCAATTAAATGTTTTCTTAGGATAGGGAGTACAAATAACATCTTTATCAAACTGCAACATTTTTAAAACAGTTTCATGTTGAATATAAATGTCAGCATCTAAAAATAAAAAATGTGTATAGATAGGATCACTTTGTAAATATTCAGATAATATTTGATTTCTTAAATGAGTTATAAGTGAACCTTGCATACCAAAGTTTGCAAAGGGTATATTGTTCATCCAACAAGCTCTTGCTAAATTTAATACAGATTGCATGTAGTGAACTGACACGTTTGAGTGACATGGTGTGCCTAACCAAATTCCAGGTTTATCTGCCATTTTTTATAGACTTAAAAAAGTCCCTCCATTGTAACATTCTATAATCCCAACTGTAAAAACTATTATAATAATTTACCTGTTGTTTTAAAAGATTATCATATTCATTATTTTTATATTTATCAATTACTTTACTAAGTACTATTGCGTATCTTTGAGCCAATAATTCAACGTTTGGTTCATAATCTACATAAGTTACAAAATCAGTACATGTTTCAACTAGAGCTCCAAAGTTTGTAACTACACCATAACAACCAGCAGTTAATGCTTCAATAGCTGCAATACATGATGTTTCTTCCCAATTGTTTGGATATGAAAATATATGTGCTCGTTCTAGTGATTTTCTTATTTCTTCATTTGTGCCATACCCTTTATAATTAATATTTTTAGTATTTGAACATGCATCAAATAAAGGTTTAAACTTATCTTGCTCACTTTTTTCAAAATCTGAACCATAAATTTTTGTAGAAGAATATACATCCACCTCAAAATCATCTCTTGTTTTATTTAAATGTTGTATGGCCATTACTAATACATTTAAACCTCTCCAAGGTGTTGAGGTATAAATTAATTTAATTTTACCATCTTTAGATTTTTCTACATTATCAAATTTATATGTTGCATTTTTAATTACAGTAGATTTATATTCAGGTATAGCAAATCTCTCTCTAAATCGTTGATAACACCAATGACTATTATATACAAAATACTGAACTGAATCTACAAATCTTCTATCAGCCATATATTGTACATTTTGTTGATCCCAACTTAATTGTTGCCAAACAACATTAATTTTAGACCTATCTATTAGATCAGGATGACAAGTAGATGTAATTAAATTAATACCATCTAATTCATTTTCTTTTAAATTTTCTTCTAAATGCCATCTTTGTATTTCACTTCCACCTGATGGTTTCATAAATTTCTTTCATTAATCCATAACATATCAAATGACATGTTAAACGTGGTATTAATATTTGTAAAAGTTTGACTTTCAAAGTTATATATATGTTCTAATTTAAAAGATAAATCTTTTAGATACTTGTAAGTAAAATCAAAAAGAGGTGCGCCAAGATTATATTCAAGTGTTTGAGCTTCAATCATTAAATATTTTGTATTTTCAAATATACTTTTACTACCATTTATAATATCCAATTCAGATCCTTGTGTGTCTAATTTAATAAGATCATAGTTTTTATCTTCAACTACATCACTTAGTTTTTTAGTTTTTAACTTTACTTCTTCAAACTTATGTTCAGCAACATTTTCAGGATATATACTACTACCTGTTTTATGGTTCATCAAACTTTTATGAAATACAACTTCTTTATCAGTTTCAGAACTTAATAATTCTATTTTATATGGTCCAATTTTTTTTAAATGTTCTTCCATATCTGCATTTGCTTCAATCATTAAAACATTTGCTTCTGGATATATTTGTTTACAGTGATAAGTCCACTCACCTTCATATGCACCTATATCTAAAACTTCCTTTAAATCAATATTTTTTGATTTAAAATCTTTTAATACATCTATATGTCCTGTTAAGTTTCCTATCATAAATTAGAATATGGTACAAAGTTTAAATGTTTATGTTTCTCATATGATACTTTTGGTATATATTTCATATAATCATAATCTCTTTTTTTAACTACATCAGTTCTTATAGTATGTAGGCCCTCTCCATATATACCTTGATCAATATATTTTGTATTATTTAATTCAAGTTGATTTAAGTTATCAAATCTATGTTTAAACCTAGGTATATTTAAAAAATCATATACCTTGTTAATAGTATTTTCAGTGTCATTTACTAAATCATCATACTTTACATATTGAACTATATCTAAATACTCATACTCAGAAAACTCTCTTACATTAGCTAACTGTGTAGGTAAATTACCTTTTTTTGGATCTAAAAGAAAATCTATTTTTTCTGCATGGTCTTTCATATCTCCAAACATATTAGTAAAACGATTTTCAGACCAACTCAAAAATGATGCCAATACTTCAAATAAATCTCTCCAAAGTATAATAATTTTAACTTTATTTTTTATAATTGATTGAAAACTATTTAAAAGAAATGGCCTTAAAGGTGCTCTATCTAAAATATATTTTTGAGGATAATGTTGAAAATAGAGGTCATAGAAATTATTACGAACATTGTCTATACCTCTATAATCGGGAAAGTTTCTTACAGTAGGTAACGTACTTACTACGTTATTAAATGCACCCATTAACTCAACTGTGGGACTATTTGCTGTAACAGCAATATCTTTATTTTGATTTAATAAAGATGCAAATAATGTATTTCCAGCTCTAGGTAAACCAAGTAAATAGTAATATCGTTTCATTTTGTAATATAACTTACTACTTAATTGATTTCTTCAGCAGTTACTTCTTCAGTTTTAGTTTCGATAGGCGCTGACGTATCTACTCCGTTTGCTGATGCAACGTTTGTAGCAGTTTCAGTTTCAGGTGTAATTTCTGTTAAGTCTTTAGACTCTTCTCTTAAAACATCTGAATAGTGTTTTTCAGAAATAGCTAAATCACCTAGTTCACCTTGCAACTGTTGTCTTTTACCTTGTATTCTAACAATTTGACCTAATGCAACTCTACCTTTGTCAGATAAATTTGCCTCATCATATTGTCTTTCGTCTATTGTAATCATATCATACTCCTTCTTTTGTTATATAGTAATGATTATTATACCGTCAAGCAGTAAACCTCGTTAGTTTGGTTTTTACTTAACTTATCTCTATTTATATATGCCTTAACAACATCATTTGGATCGACCATAATGTTTCTAGGATCAACATCATTATATTTACTATCATCCCATTTATCTTTCATAAAGTAAGATAAATTTTTATTATGTGACCAACCAAATTGTGTCCACTTTGTAGAGCCCCATACAACAACACCTTTTGTTTTTGTAGAAGCTGACATATGATTTAATGAAGAATCTATACCTATAAACCCTTCAGAATTTTTTAATAATTCATGTATAACAGCATATCTTTCTGTACACTTAATTGTATTCATATAACCAGGTTCATTTGGCAATGTACAATCAATAATAGTTAAATTTGAATCATTTTCTTTTAGTATATTAACTACTTGTTGTGCTAGAAATTGTGGATAATTTCTGCCTGGATTTGCCGAATTATAGATATTATTTTGATTCCATCCTACTGGTGCTTGACCTCCTGTAAACTGTACTAAAACATATTTACCTGTAATTTTGTTATCTGCTAACCACTTCTCAGCTTGTGGTTTTAAATGCGTTGTGTACATTGTAGGTGCCATCGTATCTTTAAATTCTACACCATGTAGTTTACAATATGACTCTACCAAATGCTCTTTACCTAACATAAAGTTTGATTTGTATGGTTCGCAAAAATAGATATTATCGGATTGTCTTATTCTAGTATCGTTATTTGGAATTGTGTTAGCATCAAATGCTAATTTCACTTTCATGTTATTAGCAAATACATCAACATAGGGTGTGTACACTTGTATAGGCTCACCAGCCTTTTCTACTAACTTGTCTATAAGACAAGAGAACATGATATGTTTACCAATACCACCTTCAACAAAATATGTATCTAACATTATTTACCTCACTTAATATATTATATAGTTATTTATACTATTTGTTTTCTTTTAGTTTTTTAACTTCAGCAGACAACTCTTGTATTGCTTTTACTAATATAGGTATTAATTTACCTGGAGTTGCTTCAAGTCTTTCAGGATTTTCTTTTAATACAATTTTCAGATTTTCTTCTATGTCATATTTTTGTTGCAATGCGTCTAAATCTTGTGCAATAAATCCAACATCTTTATGACCAGCCATTGTACCATCTCGTCTATCCCAATCAAATGTTACAGGTCTTAAATCATTTACAAAACACAATCCAACATTTAAGTCACATACGTTTGTTTTATCTCTTTGATCTGATAATGATGATATAGTTGTAACGTTTGCTCTTATACATGTATGTGAAGTATTACCTAAAGTAATTTCATTACTTGCTGTATCAGTAGATGCACTAGCGTAAGCACCAATTATTATATTATTAGTTGCTGTTGTTGTGGTTCTTCCAGCACCGTATCCTAAAACAACGTGACATTGTGCATCATTAAAAGTACATGCGGCTTGACCTCCAATTGCAACGTTTTTTTGCAAGTTAAATGGAGTCATAAAAGAAGACATTGCAAATCTACCCACTGCAATGTTGTCACAACCACCCTCATTATCATGCAAAGAATAGTTTCCAACTGCTACGTTACCTTCACCAGATGTAATACACTCCATTGAATTAGCACCCACAGCGGTGTTTTTTCCACCAGTGTTTATTTTATTCATTGCATAAGAACCAATAGCGGTGTTTGAATACGCACTTATTGTCATTCCAGAAGCACTGAAAACACTTGTACCAATACCAATGTTACTGCTACCTGACATACCAGAATTGTTGGCATATCCTGCACATTGTCCTATTGTAATGTTATTCCAAGATTTAGAGTTACCTGAATTGTAACCCATTGCAATATTACCAGCTACACCAGTAAAAGATGCATAAGCGCCGTAAGCAGATTTATGTCCTATAGCAATGTTATATTTAGATGTAGATGTCCATTTACCTGATTGAGAACCAATACCAATGTTACCTATTGAAGTGACATTATTACCAACATAAGATAGTGTACTATTACCAATACCGATATTGTAACATCCAACTGTAGAACATCCTCCTGCAAAAGCACCTAAAGCTATGTTATATTTACCAGAAGTAAGTGATGCCATGTTGTAATCACCAATAGCAATATTTTGATTACCAGTGTGTATTGTTTTTAAAGCACTTCTTCCGATAGCAATGTTTGATTGAGCACTTGCAGTTAAAGTACATAGAGAGCCTGTATATTGACCTATAAGTACGTTGTGTGTACCTGATCCTCCATCACCACCTATACAAGATACAACGTTATTACTGTTACATATATTAATAGCACCACCACCACCACCACCTGAAGCAGCCGCTAATACGATACCACCACAAGCAGAACTATATGTTAAAACTTGACCGTCTGTTGATCCTAAACCTGGAATTCTTAATAGGTTATGGGTTACGTTACCAATTGTGATTTCGTTATTTGCTGTAGTAGAAGATGCCTGAGCATTGTAACCAATAAGAACGTTATTTGTTCCTGTTACTAAAGAACATCCAGCAAAACTACCAATACCAATATTACAGTTTGCCGCAACAACTTTTAATGCAGATTTACCTATACCAATGTTGTTATGTATTTCAGTGTGTGAGGCTTGTGCAGCTTCATCTCCAACCATTACGTTATTAGTACCATATGTGGCAGCTGCTAAAGTTGTAGTACCTATAGCAATGTTACTTGTACCACTACCAAAACTACACATGTTTCTTCCACCAATAGCAATATTGTATTTACCAGTAGTCAAACATGTCATGTTTATACTACCAATAGCAATAGTATATTGTGTCGAAACCGTTGCAGTTCCTATCATTTGGTTACTACCAATTGCTACTGAATTACAGAACCAACCATTTTTAGCAACATCATGTCCAATAGCAGTCATATGTGTAGAAGAAGTACCTGAAATTAAAGCACTTGCTCCGATAGCAACGTTACAACCACCTGTTGTCATATTTCTACCAACATTGATACCCATAAACACATTGTAACGACCTGTTATATTTTGACCTGCATAAGCACCAATCATAGTACTTGATTGTGATGAAACTTTTTGACCAGCTCTAAAACCTACAATTGTTTGAAATTGTGTATCATTATTTGTAACAGCACAAGCAGCATAAGCACCAATTATTACGTTACGTTGACCAGTAGATATATTATCCCCAACATTACGACCTAAAAATATGTTGTTAGAACCTGATGTGATATTATAACCAGAATTAAAACCTAACATTATGTTATCAGAACCAGTTGTTACGCTATAACCAGAATTACTACCTATTATTATGTTCCTTGAACCCTGTCCACCATCACCACCTATTCCACTGGTTACAATGTTAGCAGCGCCACATCTATTAACAGCTGCTGTTGGAATAGGCTCTAATACGATACCACCATAATATGAACTATATGTTAAAACTTGACCGTCTGTTGATCCTAAACCTGGAATTCTTAATAGGCTATGGGTTACGTTACCAATTGTGATTTCATTACTTGCTGCAGAAGATGAAGGCGCAGCATAATGACCAATTAATATATTATTACTACCTGTAGATAATATACATTGTCCACATCCTGCAGCTGCAAAAGTTCCTAAAACTACATTGCAACAACCTGTTGTTATCTCATAACCAGCATTTCTACCTAGAACGGTGTTGTAACCACCAGTTGAATTAAAATATCCAGCACCTGCACCAATAAATGTGTTACCACCAGCTGTTGTTGTACACGCACCAGCACTAAAACCAACCAGAGTATTTTGATAACCGCCAATGTTTGTATTTGGACTATCTTGTACTGTAATATTAGTATTACTACTGTTTACTGACCAGTCACATCCACCACCACCACCTGAAGCAGCCGCTAATACGATACCACCACAAGATGAACTATATGTTAAAACTTGGCCATCTGTTGATCCTAAACCTGGAATTCTTAATAGATTGTGGGTTACGTTACCAATTGTAATTTCATTACTTGCTGTAGTAGAAGATAATTGAGCGTCAAATCCAATGGCAATGTTATTAGTTCCATTAAGAGCTTGACAACCAGCTTGTGCCCCAAGCATAACGTTACATGCAGCACCATCTTCTAAACTTTGTCCTGCTCTAGCTCCTATTCCGACATTTGCCTGAGAAGCATTTTGCATCATTGCTGCAAAACCAATTGCAACGTTACATGCACCACTAACGGATCTTCCAGCAAAATAACCAATATTTACACTACAAGCTGCATTAGTTCCACACCATCCAGCATATGCACCAAGAGAAACAACTCCACTACCTGTAGTTTTACAACTAGCATTTTTACCTATAGATATATTGTTTAGACCTACTAAGTTATATCTACCAGCATTTTCTCCTAAAGCTATGTTAGCTACACCTGTTGTGTTGCATTGCCCAGCACTTTTACCTATAAATACGTTGTATGTACCTATTGTATTTCTACAACCACTTTTATCACCTATAAATACGTTGTGTTTACCTGTTGTGTTACACCTACCAGTAGATCCACCAAGAAATACATTGTATGAACCAGATGTGGTACTATAACCAGAATTAAAACCTAACATTATGTTATCAGAACCAGTTGTTACGCTATAACCAGAATTACTACCTATTATTATGTTCCTTGAACCCTGTCCACCATCACCACCTATTCCACTGGTTACAAT